TAAAAGCCCTCCGAAGAGGGCTTCTTGTTTTGCTTGCTTCTTGCTATCTTAGTGGAAAGTTACGTTAGCAAGACCAATGCCGTCGACGTAGTCGCCAGCGTTGCCCAGTGAAGAAGCAGTGTTTGTCAACTCTTTGTAACCATAACGTGTCATGAATGATACGACTGGCTCGAAAGTGTTGGGATCCATAACTGGACCTGTGCTCATCAGTGGGATGTATGGGCAGTAGAACGCTGGAGCATCTGTCTCAGATGAACCTTTGTAGCCTACCAATACCATAGTACCGTCATTTGCGTAGTTGTCAACAAATACACGGATGGTGCCGTTCAGTGTACCAACAAACTTAGTGTTAGTTGGAGCCTCGAATGAACCCTCTGTAGTACGAGCAAATGTTGATGTAGATGCTGACTGGAGGATTGTCAGTGCTTCTGGTGAAACTACAACGTAGTTACCAGCGCCACGACGTGTACGAGCCGCAATGCGGTTAGCCGAACGGTTAATCTCTGTTGCCAGGATAGCGTGGCGATCGCCAACGTATACTGGAGCATACACAGCCGAATCAGTACCTGATGCCAAAGTAGCATTGTTGTACTGGAAGTCCATGAAGTCAACAGTTGTAGAGTTTGGAGTAGCAAGTGCGCGTAGGCTGTTGATGATCTCTTGGTCGATTTCAACAACAATCTCTTGTGCCAACGCTTGCATAATTTCTGCTTCTACGTCAACACCGTGCATTGCTTCTGCGTCTTGCGCCGCCTCAAAAGTCCAGCGAGCTGAAAGACGTCTAGTCTTGGCTTCTACTGTCTCTTTCAAGATCTGGATGCTCATACGGTGGCCTGGCAGACCTTCTGCAACCGCTGTAGCATCAGGCTTGCCTGAATACTGTGTAGCGAGCGCAAATGGGCTCAGTGCCTCTGTACCAGCAACAACGCCAGCGGCAGTTTCTGCGTAACGTACACGCAGTGTGTGGATCTGACCAACTGGGCCAGTCATAGGCTGTACACCTACCAACTCGTTAGCAATAACGCTAGGCATTACGCGACGAATCAGTGGGAGCATAACCTTGTTAAGGGTTGCAATATTACCAGCAGCCGTTGCACCAGGTGAGGCTGTCTCTGTCAAATACTTCTTAGCATTTTCCAGAACAACATCCATGGTACCCTTACGCTGACCTGTAAGGCCTTCTGTAAGTGCTTCCTTGGTTGCTGACCAGTTGCTTTCAAACAATTTAGCCATTTTAATCTCCTATCAAAGTCCGGCTAACTTACGGATCTCAATGATTTCAGCACTGGTCTCCGCTTCGTTATTTTGAGATTCAGTTAAAACTGTCTCTTCTTTGTTACCAGTTACTTCGCGACTGCTGGTAACCGATTCGTTTAATGCCTTTTTCTTAGCTCTGGGAGCGCCTTCGCTGATTACGCTAGGCAGGTACTTGTTAAACGCACCTTCTAACTTATCAGTTTTGACACTCTCGAGTAGGTCAGACATGATTTCTTTCTTCTCTCTGCTCAATGGCTTCATCAACTCATCAAGTTTCTCTTTACGAGCATACTTGTCCTCAGATACTCTCAATCTACTTTCTGTGAGTTGTACTGCTTCCTCACGTTGATTGATCTTATCTGTGGCTTCAGCAAGTTGTGATTTCATTTGAGCAAGTGTTTTCTGGAACTTGCGGATCTCCTTGGTTTCGTTCAGATACGATGTATTGTATTCTGAAGCGAAGGCCTCGAAGAGTCGACGTCCAAAGTCGTTCTCGCGGGCGGCGGTGATGTCTTCCTTGAAAGTGTTAATTTCTGAAGCCATAGTAGAGTTGACAACTTTCTCAACTTTCTCTGCGGCTCTAGCAATAAAGTCCTTTTTAGTTTCAGCTAGCTGACGCTTGCCTTCACGGACCATCTTAACTTTCTGTTCTACCAACGCTTTCTTGTCATCGTGGAACTCAATTAGCTCTTCAGCAAGTTGATCTGATACAAAACCATCCAACTTGTTGAGGTGCTCTGAGACACGAGTACGGTCTGCGTGTAGTTCCTTGACTTCTTTAGCTACAGCTTCTGTAACAAATCTGTCAAGAATCTTGGCATGTTCACCAATAGCCTTGCGATATTTAACTCTTTCCTCAGCCAGGGCGGCCTTGTCTTCTGCTAGTTCAGATACTTCAGCTTCAACTCGTGTAGAGATAAAGTTATCAACTGCTTCCACAATCAATCCCTTATCATGCTCATAACGCTGAGCAAACTCTTCACGAAGTTCTGCCGTTACTTCTGTACGGGCTTCGTCAAGGCGTGACTCCCAGGCTTCCTGTAGGGTAGACTGTGCCTCTTCAGACAAGTTAGTACCTTCCAGGAGTTCGTTAAATGTCACTGCCATTACTATCTCCTATTACTTGAGATTTAATTCCCTTATGAATGACTCGAGGCCCTTCATAAGGTGTTTTTCTGCGCTTTTATCGTGTGTTACTGCGGCAGCCGTTCTGTGAAGAACTGCACCACCGCGCATGTTAAACAAACTCTCATATACTGGCTTAGGGTAAGCATCTGGAGCACTGGGCTGTGCCACAATGTCCACTGTTACGCACTCAAAGCCTTCGACCATGCCGTTGTCGTCCACATTGCCGGAGCCTCTGCTACTTACACCCAGTGCCGCACCTGCTTTCATTAACGCAGTTGCTATGTTACCCATGGGCGTTTCTATGAGTTTTAGTTTTCCTATACCATTGTTACCGTCCATCCACATATCTTCGATGATGTGGCTAACTCGGTCCAGGTTAATTTGTAGTTCTGGTGGATGATCCAGCTCGCCCATTACGGTCTCGCCTTTGCGGATCCTCTGATCTATCTCGTCTACTGCTTTTTTAATTTCTTCCAGGGGATAAACTCTGCCGTTTTGATTGCGTTGTTCAGCCTGAACAAAAATACCTTCCATACCCAGTGACTTCTTGCCGTCCTTATCTTCAGATTCAAAGATTCTGACTTTAGCATCTCTGGGATTTATGTATTCAAACAGTTGACGTGACATCCATAACTCCTATTAACTTGGTTGCTTGGTAAATGGTGACTTGCCATTTGAACCATCAGCACCGGGATTTGGCACAGATAACTTGGCTTTAGTCTGTTGTGGAGCATTTGACTTATGGTCAACGTCAATGTTGTGGTCACCTGGATCTTGTGGGTTGCTTGAACCCTTGTCACCGTGATCACCTTCACCGCCGTCAGTCATATGTACTGGCTTACCACCTTTTCCACCTTTAGCACCTGGAACCTTAGTAAAAGGGCTCTGGTTATTGTCAGCACCTGGATCAGGTACGTTCAATGATGTAGTGCTTTGGGGTGATGTTTGATCGCTCAACTTTGTTGCTTCTTCGAGGTTCTCGTCAAAGTCTTCGTCGAGGTCATATTCTACAGATTCCATTTCTTGGTCGTCAAACTCGATTTCATCGGCGTCTGCGTCCATAGCGGCGTCCATAGCACCTTCGGCGTCGTCTTCGGCATCATCGTCGTCTGACATCAACTTTTCAAACTCTGCTTTGAGTGCTTGAAGTTCATCTTCCAGATCGTCAATTTTGTCTTCTACGTCACCATCGTCACCCATGTCCATCTCACCGTCATCTTCGTCGTCGCCTTCACCGAACTCGTCGGCTTCAACTTCGTCTGAGATAGCAGTAACATCTTCAACATAATCTGCTGAGGGATCTGCATGATCAATAGTCTCGTCTACTTCTACATCTTCGTGCTTCTTTTTAGATGAGCATGAAGACTCATCTAAATCATCTTCTTCTTCGTCTTTTGACTCGTCCAAATCCTCTTCAACTTCTTCTGACTCGTCCAGAACGCGCTCGTACTGCTGTCGGGCTTTTGCTACAACATACTCGTGTAACAGCTCTTCAGCTTGCTCGTTCTCTTCTGCCAAAAGGAGTTCAAGAATCTGTTCGAGATTAGCTCTTGATTCTGACATTGTGGCCTCCTATTTTAAG